GATGTACATAGGCTGTTTGTACATGCGCTAAACAAGATCGAGGTGTGGGCACGCCACTGCATACCGGACGTTTTGGGTTACTCCGCAAATCTACACATTCAACACAGCAAGCACCTCGCAGACAAACGGCTTAAGCAATTGGGATACAACCCGGTGTTCTTTGTAGAGGAAGCCCTGCCTTGGTTAGATGAACAGGCCAGCATCAAGAAGGAGAAGAACTTCTTTGAAACTAGGGTTACCGATTACCAGTCAGGTGGTGCATTGAAGTTTGATGATGGTCCTGAAACGCTCGAAGACTTGGTGAACTGGAAGTGACGCCGGAATCGAAAATTAAGTCGCGTGTTAAGCTCATACTGGAGGATTTAGGATGCTACTATTTTATGCCTATTGGCGGGCCATACTCGCGGATTGGGGTGCCAGATTTTGTGGGCTGTTTGAATGGTATGTTTTTTTCGATCGAGGCGAAAGCTGGGAAAGGGAAGACGACCGCCCTGCAAGCCCGCGAGTTACAGAGAATAAAGGATGCTGGTGGCTTCGCCATCGTAGTTAATGAAGAGAACGTGGACTTATTGAAGGCGATGTTGGAGAGATGGAGCAGTAAAGAATGGACGTAATTACGATTGACGCGGAAACTTTTTACGACAAGGGCTACAGCCTATCCAAGATGAGCACGACGGCGTATGTGCTGGACAAAAGATTTGAAGTAATTGGTGTAGGCGTAAAAGTCAACGATGAGGAAACAAAAACCTACACAGGGTCGAAGATGTATATCGCTGGGGTATTGGCCGGGTACAACTGGAAGGACAGCTATGTGCTAGCACATAACGCTTTGTTTGATGCCACAATCCTCTCTCATTGTTTTGGTATTAAACCCAAGATGTGGTTAGACACTTTGTCTATGGCCCGTGCGTTACACGGCACAGAAGTAGGCGGATCTCTCAAGGCGTTAGCCCAGCACTATCAAGTGGGCGAGAAGGGTTCAGAGGTTATGAATGCGCTGGGTAAGAGGCGTATGGCTTTTTCTGAGGCAGAGCTTGCTGCTTATATGGACTACTGCAAGAACGACGTAGACCTGACCCATGCGTTATTTAAGCGTATGGCCCCTGCCTTTAATAAGGTAGAGATTAAGTTAATTGATCTTACTTTAAGGATGCACACAGAACCTAAGCTGATGCTGGATAGGTTAGTGCTAGAAGATAATCTGTACTGGATAAAGCAGAAGAAAGAGAAAGCCTTAGAAGATTGCGGCATCACCAAAGAAGAGCTGATGAGCAATAAGAAGTTTGCCGAGGTTCTTATAGCACTAGGTGTTACACCACCAACAAAGATAAGTTTGCGTACGGGCAAGGAAGCCTATGCGTTTGCTAAGAAAGACGAAGGGCTTCTGGCTTTACTTGAACACCCTAACACCACAGTGCAGGTAATAGTAGCTTCGCGGCTACAAGTTAAGGAGACATTGGAAGAAACAAAAACCAAAAGACTTATAGAAGTGACTGACCTGTGTGACTATTTACCTGTGGGTTTGAAGTACTACGGGGCGGAGGTTACGGGTCGGTGGTCTGCGGGTGGCGATGGGGGTTCTCTTCAACTGCAGAATGTGGCTAGAGATTCTATGATAAAGGAAGCAATCATCGCCCCAGAGGGTCACAAGATTGTGGGTTTTGATCTTAACAACATCGAAGTGCGGGTCAATCTTTACATAGCAGGGCAGCAGGATCAGTTGGATATTATTACCCAAGGGCTTGACATGTACAGGGACTTTGGGAGCAAGGTGTTTAGCGTAGACTACGACGACATCACCAAAGGACAACGGTTCATAGCAAAAACATCAGTGCTCGGACTTGGTTTCGGGGCGGGGCATAAAGTGTTGTGTAAGGCTATCAATCTGGGTGCCAAGCAGTTCGGCTTTGACGTAGACGTAGATGAGCAAGAAGCAAAACGCATTGTAGATCTGTACAGGGAAATTAACTACAAGGTAAAGGCGGCGTGGTATGAAGGAGACAGAGTACTAGAAGCCATAAGTAAAAACGAATACTACTCCTACAATCCGGGGTTACTAGAGCTTCCTGTACATGGGGCTAAAGGTATATTGTTACCTAGCGGGTTGTTTATTAAGTATCCTAATTTAAAGCGGGATAGCAATGAGGAAGGAAAAGAAGAGTGGGTGTACGAAGGAAGGCGACAAGTTAGAACGCGGATATACGGACCAAAAACCACGCAGAATATTACTCAGGCTGTGGCTCGGTGCGTCATGGGTGAAGCCATTGTAAAAATAAGCAAACGCTACCCAGTAAAACTAACCGTGCATGACTCATGTTACGTGGTAGTGCCAGAAGATGAAGCACAAGAAGCCTACGATTTTATGATGACTGAAATGACGAGGACTCCTGATTGGGCACCGGGATTGCCATTAGCTGCTGAAGGCAGCATAGGTTCTAATTTGAAAGAAGCGGGTTAACCGTTGTATAATAAGGCTTTCCATCTTCAGAGATGAGTTATGAGCCAAGTTCCACCGGCGTGGTCGTTTTCTTCACTTAAATTATTTCAAACCTGCCCTAAGAAATATGAGGCAGAGAAAGTAACAAAGGAAGTAAAGTTTACCGAAACGGAAGCTACCTTGTACGGGACAGCTTTGCATAAAGCAGCTGAAGATTACATGACAACTGAGGAACCCCTAGACCCTCGGTTTATTTTTATTAAACCCTATCTTGACAAGCTAAAAGCCATTGAGGGTGAAAAGCTTTGCGAGTTAAAACTTGGAGTGAAGAGAGTAGATGGACGGTTGGAAGCCTGCGATTTTTTTAGCCCTCAAGTTTGGTTTCGAGGTGTTGCTGATCTGGTCATTATCAATGGTACTCTGGGCTGGGTTATAGACTACAAGACATCAAAGAATGCGCGCTATGCTGACATTAACCAGTTAGCTTTGATGGCCGCAGCGTTGTTCTTGAAGTACCCTATGTTAGAAAAGATTAAAACTTCTTTGCTGTTTGTAGTGTCCAAGGACTTCATTAAGAAAGATTTCACGAAAGAGACAGGATTAAGTATTTTTGCAGAACTCAATGAGCCATTGACTGCAAGGACCGCGGCGTATGAAAATGGGGTTTTTAACCCAAAACCTAACGGGTTATGCGGTAAGTACTGTGAAGTGCTGTCATGCGGACACAACGGAAGGAATAGCTAATGCCTAGAGTACCCCCAGAGAAACGCGACTACACCCATGAACGGGCGCTTGAGAAAAAGAAATCGGGGGCATTTGAGGCAAGGATGGAACGTCAGCGTGCGCGCAGGGCGTTGGACAAGAAAGGTGTAGATCGCGCGGGTAAAGACGTATGCCATGTGAAGTCCCTAGCTAAGGGCGGCTCTAATAAGGATGGTGTGTTCCTAGCTTCGGCTAGTAAGAATAGGAAATTCTCCCGCGATTCCAGCGGTAAACCAAAAGCTGTATATGATAATAAGAAGTAAAGCGCTCAGGGAATTAGCTAGTGAATGTAATATTCCTGACCAAATTGTAGACAATCATTTTGAGGCGTTGATCCAACTGGTGTGGTGCGTTGCTAAGAAGGAACGTGGGCGTTGCCAAACTAAGATTCGCAAGTGGCAGTTTAGTGATGATATCGGCAAGCCTTCTATTCTGGAGGTGCTGCGCGACGAAGACGAGTACGATTTGCTTTAATTGTTGATGGGTGTCATGCCCCCTAAAGGCATAGTAAACAGGAGCAGACATGGATATCGTTCAGGATAGAGCGTTGCTGGTGCGTACCAGAAAGCCAGATTTGATAACAGAAGTCATTCCTAAAGCGGAGGTGGTGAAGACGCATGACCTTGGGAATGGGCAACGTGGGTATGAAGTGCTGGTTAATTGGACACTGGCTAACACAAAGATCATTCGCAATTTGGGAATAAAGAATGCGCCATCGCCCATCACAAGGAAGTACAACTGGCCGGGGATGTACAAACCTTTTGCCCACCAAATAGAAACCGCGGGGTTCTTAACCCTGCACCAACGGTGCTTCTGCCTAAATGACATGGGCACAGGCAAAACAATGAGCACCATATGGGCTGCGGACTACCTGATGTCTTTGGGCGTTATTAAGCGCGTGCTGATTGTAGCTCCTCTATCTATTTTGGACACGGCATGGCGTGCGGACTTGTTTAAGACGGCTATGCACCGCAGGGTAGACATTGCGCATGGCTCAAGAGAAAAAAGAAAAGCGATCATTGCTTCTGATGCGGAGTTTGTCATTATCAACTATGACGGCATTGAAGTTGTGCATAGAGAGATTGCTGCTGCGGGGTTTGATCTTATTGTATGTGATGAATCGAGCGCGCTAAAAAACCATCAGACTAAGCGCTGGAAACTGATGAGCGCGTTGCTAACGCCACATACATGGTTATGGTTATTGACGGGTACGCCTGCGGCCCAGTCCCCTGCGGATGCTTATGGTTTGGCAAAGCTAGTTAGCCCACAAGGAGTGCCACGGTTTTTCGGGGCTTTTAGGGACAAGGTTATGCTGAAGGTAAGCAATTTCAGATACGTTCCAAGGCCGGAGGCACAGGGCATAGTGCATAGAGCGCTGCAACCCGCTATCAGGTATACCAAAGAAGAATGCCTTGACCTTCCAGAGATGACTTATGTAGACCGCGAAGTCCCGTTAACACTGCAGCAACAAAAATACTACGACAAGCTACGGCAACAGTTGTTGGTACAAGCGGCTGGGGAAGACATATCAGCGGTTAACGCTGCGGTTGAAATGAATAAGCTCTTGCAGATCTCCAGTGGCTGCTGTTTCTCGGATACCGGCGAAGTCATAGAATTTGATTGCTCTAACAGACTGTCAGAATTAACAGACATTATTGAACAGAGCAGTCATAAAACACTTGTTTTTGCCAATTTTACGCACAGTATTGAAACAATCAAACGGTACCTGACAACAAAAGGAGTCAATTGTGACTGCATATATGGCGCAGTGTCCCTTAAACGACGCTCTGAACTGATTGACCAATTTCAAAAATCCCCCGAACTCCAAGTGCTTATAATCCAGCCACAGGCTGCTGCGCACGGCATCACACTACACGCGGCAAACACAATTGTCTGGTGGGGACCAAGTATGAGCGTGGAACATTATCTTCAAGCCAACGCCCGCGTGTATAGAGCTGGGCAAAAGAACCCGTGTACCGTAGTGCATCTATTCGGCAGCAACGTGGAAAAAAAGTTGTACGCCCGCCTGCAGAGCAAGAAAGACGACCAAGAAAGTTTGTTAGCTATGTACAAAAACATACTTGACAACAAATGAAAACGCTGTAAACTTGAAACACCTAGCAAACACAGCTAGAGATTTAGGAGACTGAGATGACCGACATTACTGCCGACCGATTGGTATCGGTCTATATAAAGCTACGCGACCGCCGCGCTGAGATCAAGCGTGCTTACGAAACGGAAGATGAAGAATTGAAGGCACAACAAGAGCTTGTGTCACAGAAGTTGCAGGACATTATGAAGGAGGTTGGGGCCAGCAGCTTGAGTACCACCAAAGGTACGGTGACTCGTAAGGTACGCCCAAAGTACAGCACAAACGATTGGCCTTCTATGTATGCGTTCGTTAAAGAACACGACGTATTGGAGCTATTGCAACAACGCATCAATGAGACAAACATGAAGAAATTTCTGGAAGAGAATCCAGATTTGTTACCGCCGGGCCTAAATTGCTTTAGCGCCTATACCATTAGCGTCCTTAGAAAAAATTAGGAGCAACTATGATTGACGAAGATTATGACGAAGCATATGATGGCCCCTCTGCCGAGGATGATCCGTGGCTGACCACGAGTGAAGTGACGCATCTTTTGGATGTTAGCCGCACTACCCTAGCTAAATGGAGGGCTAAGGGACTGGTGACTGCATACCGAATCGGAGTTTCGCGCTCGGTGCGCTTCAAGAAATCTGAACTGTCCGACCTTATTGACCAAGCAAAAACTGTTACGAGGATCTAACTATGTCTACCGATCTTTCCCTTTTCCGCGATAAATCCGCTACCATCCCGGCGCACCTTAACAAGGGTCTTGATGATCTTACCAAAAGCCTTATGGGTGGAGCGTCCCTTAGCAAGCGCATCTCTATTATGGGCGGCTGCTGGCGCATGTTTGTAGGCAGTGAAGAAATTGCCAAAGTCGAAGAACGCTCTATTGATGTTGTCATTGTCAACGCAGCCGCCAAGACCAGTCGGTCTTTTCATAAGGAAGCCTATAGCGAAGCCAACAAAGGCAAGCTCCCAGACTGCTGGTCTAGCGATGGCGTAAAGCCGGATTCGCGTGCGGAGTCCCCCCAGTCAAGTGCATGTGCTACTTGCCCCATGAATATTGCGGGGTCAGGTCTGGGTACGTCGAGGGCTTGCCGCTTCCAGCGCCGTCTGGCTGTGGTCCTAGCTAATGATGTTGAAAGCAGTGATGTGTTTCAGCTAGTGTTGCCAGCGCAGTCTATCTTTGGTAAAGCGGAGAATGGCAAGATGCCTTTGGAAGCCTACGCCAAGTTTATTGGCGGTCATAGCCTGAGCATTAGTTCTGTAGTTACGGAGCTTAAATTTGACACCAACTCAGCTACGCCTAAGCTATTTTTACGCGCCGTCCGCGCATTAACCGAAGAAGAGATGAATGTGGTGGCTGAGAAGGGCCAAAGCCCTGATGCTCTTGCTGCTATTACTTTTAACCCTTCGTCGAATGACAGCGCATCCAAGGTAGCTACCACTAATGTAGCGCCAGAAGAAGCTGGGCCTCTGTTCCGCGAAGAGCCAAAGCCAAAGCCTAAAGTTAAACTGGAAGCCGTTGTAGTAGAAGAAGCTGCTCCTGTTGTACGGGAGAAAAAAAACCCTGCGGCACCTGCTCCAGAGACTAAAAACTTAGAGGCGGTTCTCTCTTCTTGGGGGGATGACGAGTAATTTATAAACCGTGTCGGGGGCGGTACGCCGCCTCCTTTTATTTTTGACAGGAAGCAACCATGACACGGCGAGAATTTTTTAACCAAATATTTGGGCCAACCGGAAAAATATGTATCCGGGGTCTTTTTTATGACAGGGCGCGGGGTGCAGCCAAGCAAGTTATATGCGAAACCCTAGACGAAGCCGACAGTATTATTGCCGCCTACGAAGAGGAAGGGCGTGAAGTTTACTTCACTACCGGCGCGATTAAACCAACGTCTACGAAAGCGTCGATATCCGATATCCTCTACCATAGGTCTTTTTTCATAGACATCGACTGCGGGGAGAATAAGCCATACGCATCCAAGAAAGAGGGTCTAACAGCGCTGGTTAAATTCTGCGAAGCGACGACTCTGCCTATGCCAACACTGATTGATTCCGGCAACGGGGTACATGGGTACTGGTTCTTAGGCGAAGAAGTTATGTACGACTTGTGGAAGCCCGTGGGGATGGGTTTAAAGGACAAAACTAGGCAGCTGGGGTTTGAGATAGACGATGGGGTAACGGGCGAAGGGGCGCGCATTTTGCGGGTGCCGGATACTTTTAACAAGAAAGATCCAGAGAAGCATAAGCCCGTTTCAGTAAAGTCTGTAGGCGCAACGATTAGCTTTGCGGAGTTCTCAGAAATTATCCCTGCAGTAGCGACACACGCTACGTCTAAAGGGGGCCAACCTGACGAATTAACCCGCAGTTTGATGGGGGAATACCCCACGTATAAGTTCGACATAATTTTAAAAAAGAGCCTTCGCGTTAAAGAACATGAAGAAAGAGTGAAGGTAGTCATACAGGACAAAGAGGGTAACGATACCTATGAATACAGGAAAAGGATTGTGGAGCGGTGCGCTGGTTGCCCGCAGATTAAACAGGCTTACGAGACTAGGT